TATGCGTCCATTGCCGTTCTGGGCTTCGGCGCACTGAATCTTGCCAGCAACAACTAGGTGAATACCCTCCTTGTTGCCTTGGCGCTCTTCTTCAGTAAGAAGGTCGTCGCTATAATCTAGATTCATGAACTCTTGTAATACATATTTCTTCATTTTATTCTCCTTTAAACCGCGGGCGCAACCCGCTCGATACAACTACCCCTGCAACACCTTGCGACTGGTCTTAACATCCACTTCTGTGTCCACATCCCCCCTAGTTCGGTATTCATGTTGAAATCCTCCGTCCGAGATTAGCATGCACAACGCGTATGATGTGCCTGAGGATAATGACCCAAGAAGCAGGGCATTTACCAAAGAAACATCACATGTAAATAGTTCTGTAAATGGGTTTAGGAAGAGAAGAAGAACCCCCGACCAAAAGCCAATACACATAGGACAGTGGAAAAAATGATAGGCAGGTCGGATCTTATTCAGAACCTTAGAGAAAACTAAAATCTGAGTTAGTCCATATGAACATAGAATAAAATACAACATTTCTACCAAAGAGGGCACTTAAATCTTCTTTCTGGTGACCTAATAAAGGTAGCCGTATCCGGCAAAAGTATAAGTTGGGTCGCCGATGGCATTAGCGCCGGGAGTATCCTGATATGGTTTTATTTCCCCATATTCGGTAGTCTTGGTATCGGGAGGATCAACAAAGTTATCTTCGATATTTTCGTCATACTCGTCCGCAACCATCTCATCAGCCGCTGTCTTGGCGATATACTCACTTATCATCAGCAAAGAAGCTTGCAGAGGATCAACCTCGCTGTCTAATGGGTAATTAGTTTCCATCATCCCTATGAAAGGGCCGCCTTCTGGGGCCATGGCATTTGAGATTCCACTCTTAAACAAATAATACATTAAGTCTTTTTGATAATCATATACATCTTTCTCTGCATATGGTTTTGGCATTGTGACAATGCGACCCTCGGAAGGAACAACCACAATATCCATATACTTATGGTCGTTGATAAGCAGATTTCCGTCTAGAGTCTTGCTTATCTGGAGTTCTATGGTAGCCTGGATAGGCCTTTGCTCCTCGTTGGCAGAGGAGTCTCCGATCTTAAAGGTTATTGGCATCGTTAGTATACTCGTGAGCTAAGTCTTGAAGTTTCAATATCTTTAGAACATCTTTTTTGGTGACGTTGGCAATATCAAAATTATCTATTCTTTCTAGCACCTTCTTAGTATTGGCGACCATCTCATCGTCGCTTTTAACCTCGTCGAGTTGCATAGAAAGTGAGACCTCGTTGCGGATTCTCTTAAGCTCGTTAACCACACAAAGTTTAAAATCAACCTCATTTGCCCCGAAAGACAAAACATATTTTCCAAGAAGGGATTGTTGCTCTGGGAGCAAGTGAGAGTATTCACTGTTGAATCTCTCGCTGAAGGACTTAACGACCAGAGAGTCTACTGGCTTCATTTCTTCTTCTTTGTTACTAGGGCTGGTGAGGCTTTTTAAAATTTGCTTCTCTAGCAAGACCCTAGACTTAACTGGTGTCGAATCATTAAATATTTGAGATATAGTAGCATAGGCTCGGTAATTGGGGACAAAGTTATTATAAATGTCATTTCCCAGTCCTTGGTTGATCTTTTTAATCACAGAGGACTGCTCTTGGAATATATTCTTCTTATCAAGTTCTTCATACTCTTTCTTTGCTGCGAAGATCATTTTTTCAGCAGTGTAGTGGTCTAGCTCAGAACTTTCCGAAAGCGCCTTGTAACAGTTTAACTCTTGCTGTAGTTCCTTTCCTGCCGAGAAGTGTTCTCTAAAGATTGCTTTAATCGTTTGTGCCTTCTTTGCATCTCTGGCTACAATCATCTTAGTAAGCTCTCTAGTGAGTGCTTCGTATAGAAAGGCTGTGTTTCTTTTTTTATTATGTTTTGCTTTCATTTTTCGATTCCAGTTGTTCTATTAGTTTTTTAATTTCAAATTGCGTATCAAAAATAAGCTTCTCATCATCCGGGGCTTTGTTCTCGCCTATGTTAATTAGTGTCCTCATCCCGTCAGGCCACCCTTTATCTACATTTCTAGTAGTAGAGGAGGCCATTTCACTAGCATATTTGCCCTTCATGCTTCGAAGGCGAGCCCCCATCCGGCGTTTATCCGGGCGGTTTGCTGCTGCGGGCTCAGCCCCTTCAGGCGACGCCAAGAGCGGGCCCTCTTCTGCTGGTTCTGCGGACTCATCAGGCAGTACGGCGCTGGTTTCGTCTCCGAGTCCGCCGCCCATAGCTTCGCCACCGAGATCTAGTCCGGCTTCGCCTTCCATCTCACCGCCCTCTGGCATTGCTGCTGCCTCAATCAGGGCGGCGTGCTTAGCATCACCGAACTGATCCATCTCAATCCTCTGGACTTCTTCTTCTGAGAGCTTGAAGATGTTCTGGTAAACCCAGCGGCGGGAGAACAGTCCCTCTGTGGCTCCTCCGGCAATTTCAAACTTAACTCGCATATGCTCTAGCTCTTGAAGTTCGGCAATCTTTGATGGGTTGTTGAGATTGATCTTAAAAGAAAGAAGATCACTATCCCTAAAGCCAAGAGTGTATAGGTGTATAATACATATTTTTTCTAGTTCCGCGACGACGGTGCGTTGTAATCGCTGAATTGTTCTTGCGAAGCGGATATCTTTTTGTGATAATGTCGTCTTATCTTCGATGGCATCAGTCTGTGCAAGATAGGCCTTTGGAACCTTTAGTGCCGAGAATAGTTTATCTCGTAGATAATTCACATCGTCAATGTCGCCAGTGAACTGACCGCCCGCTAGGGTTTCAATTCTAGTGTTATTTGAAGCGCCGCGAACAGGGATGTAATAATCCTCATCTACGCTCATAGCATTATAGCGCAAATCTACTCGACCCGAGTCGTCGTCAACTATTTGATTTCTTTTCATTTGCGTCTTTACTTGCTCAATATATTGCTCAACATCTTCTACGGCAATATTTCCTACGTCGATGTAGAATACTCGACGTTCAGGCGAGCGCACAATCCGGTAAGCCATCATGGCATCTTCTAAAAGAGTAAGCTGTCGCCAGATGCGTCGAGATGGTTCGAGAACCGACGTCCCGTAAGGGATGTATCTGTCACTTCCCATCACACGAAGGTGGGATATCTGCCAGTTCTCAAAGGTAACGCCTTTCCCTCGTCCTTCAGCCTGCTGCCAAAAGTACTGAATATAGTTTGGGTTAGTTGGGTCGCGACCCTCAATGCGCTCAATCTCTCGGACGGGGAGTGGGATGACGTTCGTAATCCCCATGGCATCATCAATGTCAAGATAGAGATAATAGTCTCCATACTTGCACATGCTGCGAGCCCAGCTAAACATATTGGCATCAACGTTTAGGACACTATACAGAAGAGAGTGAAGAATGTCTTTGATTTCACGGTTGTGGCACTCAACGTTGATCAATGGGTTAAAGACTGTCGAAGTAGTGATCTCGTCAGCATAGATGTCTAGTGCTGAGGCAATCTCTGGAACGTACTCCATTTGATCGAAGTCAGTGTATCGAATTTGACGATTGCGTTGTAAGAGAACCTTGTTTGATAGGTCTCCAAAAGGATTGTGATATTCCTTCTTCTTGAAAGCTTTTCCGGTGCTACTCGTAAAATTATATTTTTGTACATTCTTACGAGTTCCGCGGGTGACGGCTGGTCTATCATAGTTTACTATTGGCCCGCTGAAGAGTCGGGTTAGTCTACGGAATAGCGTTGAGTCCGGGTTTCTAACATTTCCATTATCATTCTTATCTGCCATGGTTTATCCCTTATAAATCCAACTCAAGTCGTGTACTTTTCCGTCATCGCCCTTGAAAGTAGTCTTTTGAGTTTGGTAGCCGTGTTGTCCTTCTATCCGCGTATTTAATGTTGTGTTAGATACCGAGATGCTCGTCAACATAGCTTTTTTATATTGAGCCTCCCGTTGATTAGCCGTCAAAGCTGTTCCTCTAACCCAACAACCAATCGATGCCGCAATCACTAAGTCATCATTGTAACTTCTCATTGCTTGCGGGCGGCCGTTATGCCAAACGAAAGTCTTAATCTCGTTAGCTAACCTCATCGAGTTAATAGTAATTAGTTTATTTCTCACGAATTCCTCAAACTTAGCAATAACTAACGGTCTAGTTTTCATCGACATTGTGAACCCAGCCACAGAAGAAACACTCTGTGCAGTAACTTGATCAACATATTCGTGAGTTGATTTTACACTATAATATAAATTTTTATAATCTAAATCTTGAATTCTGCTTAAAACTCCTATACCTAGAGAGTTATTCTCTATTATAAGGAGTGCTTCGTTATATTCGTGCCCCATCGAGTGTAGAAGTGGAGCAAACATATCTGGTGTTATCTTGCCTTGATACTCGGCAACTTGCTCCATCGTCTCTATGTCAAAAACATGTCCAACACTGAAATCTGAGCCATCTCCTCTTGCTACATCAGCTATTAAAACATACTCATGCCCTGGGAGTGGCTCTTTCCAAATCCAATAATTTCTATCAAACCCGGTCTTGTGTGTTGGGGACTTTACATTCTCTAAAATAAACTTTAAGTCGTCGCCATGTACAACAGTTTCGCCAGAAGCGTTAAAGTTACACTCTAGCTCCTGCGCAATCTCCCGGCGGGACATATTTCTAGTTTCTTTATCGAACCACTCTTTATCTCGCTCTGGGTGGACATTCCATGGCAATTTAATCGTATAGAAATCGTTCTTCTGTTCTTCTGCCTCTGTGTAAGTCTTGTGAAACCAGTTGCCAACACCATTTGGAGTAGACAAAGCGATGCATCGACCACCAGTAGACAGCGTTGGGTATAAACCTGCCCACAATTCTTCCATTCCCTCGACAAAGGCGGCCTCATCGACGACTAGGAGAGACAAAGCCTCAGAACGACCAGCGTCT